AGAAGGACAAGAACCTGCTGGAGGTGCGGGAAGTGATGCGCCTGGCCAGCACGGTCATGAACTGGGGCATTCCCCCCGTCGAGCTGGTGCCCGCTTTCAACACTGCCCGGCAGCACCTTGTGGCGCGGCTGGAGCAGGTGTTGGCCCGACACGGCGAGGCGGACAGCGACAAGCTGAAGTGGGCCGTCTACGGCGACGTCTTTGGCCCGAAGCCCGAGGCGACGCTGAGCGGCCTGCTGCGAGCCATGGAGCGCGACCCGCGGCAGCTGTGGTACCCGGAGGCCCCCGTCGCGGGGCCCTCCTACACCATGAGCTGGGCCGATCAGGTCGAGGCAGCGGAGGAGGAGCGCGTGCTGGCCTTCATCGGGAGGCCGTACGTGCGGCCGCCTTCGCGCCCCTACGCGCGAGAGCCCATGGTCTTGCGGCTCTATCGCCCCACCACTCACCCGGTTACCCTGGCCAATGATGGCAGGCCGCCTCCGTCCGCGCCTGGCTTCCCGACAAGCCGCCTCGGCCCGCTGGGCCGCGGCTGCGACGGGCCGGCATGACCGTGTTCTCTGCATCCGGGGGATGGCAGATAGACGAGAGCTACGCTGGCGACGACTCCACGGAGTACGAGCCCAGCGAGGCCCCGTCTACCTCCGGCTTCTGGGGGCGAGACTCGGATGACGAGGACGAGCAGTGGGAGGAGTGGGACTTCTTCAAGCAGGGCGAGCGCCAGGTGCGTCAGAAGACGACCGAGGAGCAGCCCGAGACGGAGGAGTGGTCTGACTGAAACCAAAAAAGGTTTCGAGGAGCGTACCTCGTTAAAAACAGCTTCGAGTGGAGGCCCTCCTCCGCATGCGTTGGTGACGGGCACAACGCGGGCGAGGCTCGAGCACAATCAAATCTCCCCGAAAAGTCCGTCGAGCCACCGAGGCAGTCGGATCACGCCTTTCAACCCACCTATCCAACGATGGCCAGCAAGAAGAGCAAGAACGCTCAGCAGCAGAAGAAGAACAAGAAGGGGAGATCCCAGGCCATGGTGGTGAGAACCCGAGTTCCTCGCTCCCCAGGCTTGGACACGGCGTCGCGCCGCTATGCTCAACTACTGGCTGATCCGTGCAATGGCCCCTTGGTCTCCGGCCCCTTCGGGGACGGATCCGGGGGGATCATTTCTCGGTTCGAGTACGATGTGGTTCTGGGCAATTCGGTTACTGACGCCGGCATCGTCTTTGGGTTCATTCCCTCGGCGGTGGCCTCCGCCTTCAACAGCGTCCCCCTGGTGCTTGACAACACCGTCTACCCGCTGGGCACGGGCTACGGGCCGGGGCAGACCTACCTGAGTGGAGGTGCGGAGGCGTGTCGATGCCTCTCCGCCTGCCTTCAGGTGTTCTACCCGGGCTCCGAGCTGTCCCGGCAAGGGATCATTGGCATTGGCCAGTGTGATGCTCGCGTGTTTGACACGACCCTGGCTGGCCTCAGCTCTACCATCCTGCGCACCACGCTTCAGAACGTTGAGCGTATGCCAGCGGGGTACGCTGAGGTCATCTGGAGGCCCAACAACTACGACATCACCTGGCAGAAGCCTGTGGACCTGTCCCATCTGCCGCAGCAGACCGCGCTGGCGGTGTCCGTCTATGGCATCCCTGCTAGCACGGGGGTGCGGATCCGCATGGTGGCTGTCTATGAGTGGCAGCCCACACCGGCCAATGGGCTCACAACTCCCCTGATTGCAACCACGCCCTCCAAGAACACCCTGCACGACGTGCTTGGATATCTGGACAGCTTCGGCAACTGGATGTACAAGTCCGCCAACGGGGTGGGACACGCTGCGGCCTCTCTGTACAGGGGGGCCACGCGGGTGGGCGAGGTGGCATACGGCGTGACAAAGATGGCGGCCATCATGGCCGGCTAGTCGCGTCCGTACCAGGAGGCTGTGATGCCCTCACCCCGCAGTCCTGCTACGCCAAATTCTTTTCATTCCTGCTGCTTGCAGCCACAAGGAAAGCTGCGCGCGCTCATGCGTTGCGTATC